TGTCGTTGTAGTTGGAACAGACACTACCTGCATCCGTTTTGCGCCAGCGGTTGGGCCTTGGTCTGTACCAGTCATTGCCCCGAAGTTCAGGACCATGCCTGCTTTCAGATAACGAGTGCCTGGGTTGTCAAAGGTTACAGTCACTTCAGCCTGGGCAGCAGTACTAGCGGGATTTCCACTAGTCTGAGCCAAGATGCTCGTGTTGTTAGACAAGGTGTCATTACCGGCAGCGCCGCCACCAGCAGAGGCAACAGGGTTGCCCCAGACTTGACGATTCATATCGACACGTAAGTCGCGACGAAGACCTTCAACCTCGGTACGAAGTGCTGAAGCAAATGCGCCTTTGTCACCTTCAGATGCTGCGATAACAACACCCGTCAACTCGATACGTCCATACATGAACTTCGCGTTGATCTTACTCTCGACGTACTCTTGACGCCCAGCAGTCGGTAACTTGCCACTTTCACCACGAGCACCAACACCGTGATTACGACGTAAGTGAATGGGAAAAAGAATACGTCGGCCACTCCACTTTCGTTTGGACTTCTCGACATATTGGAGAATAGGGATTTTATTATTAAGATGCTCGCGAATGGGACCTTCGTAGAACTCCTTGAGTACTACGTCGAAGTCACTGCCCCCATTAACGGTTCCTTGCTTTTGTGTTGCCATTATTTAGCTCCATTGCATTGAAAGTTATTCTTCACCAAAATATTGCAACGCTGCTTCTTCAGCCGCCCCTAGATCGTCACCAAAGTCTTTCTTTACAGGCATCTTACCCCGGCCCCTTTGTAGGGACTTGGGTGGTGCCTTGAAACCTTGGCGCTTCAGGCGCTGGTTAAAAGCTTGTACCTCTGCTTCGTGGGATCTCTTAGCCAGAGCCATGACCGAGGCATTGGGGTTCTGTACCAATGAGTTTACAACATCGTTGTCGCGCATCTCAGGGTACTTAGCCTTTGCCGAACTTATCTCGGTCATTATCTCTCGCTCAGCCTGCTTGACCTGCATCTCTTGATAGCGATGGTCATGAAACTGCTGCTGGTTTGTCAACCGGCCCTCCAGTTCATTCACACGCCGCTCGAGTGGATCTGCATAAGGGTCCGCCTCTTCCTGCTGGGCAGGTTTAGACTTAGAACTCTGCATCTCTTGCCAAGCCCACTGATTCCACTGGGCAGTCTCTTCGTACTGCGATTGCAACTTACCAAAATTTTGCTCCAACTCGTCTATGCGGTTTTTACTCGCACTGAGTTGATCCCTGCTCTCTTTGAAACGCTCATAGGGAACAGGACTTTCATCTGCATCGAACCCAGAACCTGTATCGCCGGTATCTTGCGAAGGGTCAGTTGCTTCAGAATCGGAAGCCTGCGAAGCATCCACGGAGTCTAAACTCGTATCGCCTAAATCATCACTCATAATAAAACCTCACGTACTGGCTGTCGAGCCAACGGTCGCTACCGTGAAGCAGCCTCAAAACCAGATTCATAGTCGGGTCGTCCAGGGCCTCTTGTGCCAACGGCACCATTTAGCTCTGGAGTTCCACCGCCTACTAATCCAGCGGACGATCCACCTTGAGATGGACCGGGTGCCGGGGCACCACCTTCTGGCGCCATGGGGGCACCGCCCTGCTCCGGTGACCCCGGAGGCATTCCTTCAGCACCAGATTGCACATGCATCTGCCACCAGGGCTGACCCTGCTGACTCTGGCTTTCGGCATGATAATGCCAAGCCAGGTGCTTCTCAAACGCCTCCTGTCTTTCAACAGGAAGCAATCTAAAATCAATCGACTTCATATAGCTAAGGCACTCATCAATGTGAGTGATATGGTCTTCCCAGGGTTGAACGTCCTGGTCTTTGCCATTAGCCATCATGTGATTCTCTTCTCTAGCGTAGCGCCGGTCCTTATCCTCATCACCATAGATTGGGTCCATATCCCCAAACTCCATCATGCGACGAGCTTTGATCTGCGTCTGCGGGTCTGCCGGGTCGCCCAGGATACCCACTTGGTACATCTGCATAATCTGCTCACGCCGGTAAGACGGGTGCTTCGGAAGCATTGAGTTCGCCATCACGCGCACGCGAGTGCTCTTGATCTGTTCCGCGTGAAACGAGAACACCTCAATACCCTGATTGCGGCCAACCACTTGAAGCGTCTTCTCAATGGGCATGTACTCACGCCACATCCACAACATCCGCTCACTCAAGCGCTCAACAGCCATCTCAAGCTCTCGCACCGTAGGCCCAAGCTTTGTTGAGTCAAGGTCAGACAGCAACCCAATCGCACGCCCAGAGGTCTGAGCGGGGCTAGAGCCTCGAGTGATATCCGAAACACCGCTGATGTTCTGGATATGCTCAATCTGCTCCTTCTCAATCATCCGATGTTCCGGTGATAAGGGAGGGGGCGGGAGCGGCTCAGGGGGTCGAGCAGCCGTTCGGTTGTAGAAGATGATCTCACCAGGCTCATCAGTAAACGCCTGACGGTCAACAGAGCCCTTCTCGGCTCGCCACTTAGGTTGAGCATGAAGATTCTTATTCTCAATGCGCTGGCTGATTGACTTGTTCAGTTCCTTCTGCGCTGGGATAGTCGGGTAAACCAGACCCTCTCCAGCGAATCGACCGGGGACAGTGTTGTGTCTGATGCAGATAAAAGGAAGCTCGCCGTAAGGCAGTGACTCCTGCTCTTCCAAAACAATGTTGCCGGCAACAATGGCATAATAGCCATCAGGGTGACGGGGGCTTGGCTTCTCGAAATACTCAAGAACCATCGTTCTATCAACATTAGCATCCGACGTATCCGAATTCCTAGCAAACTCACGGATGACCTGCTGACTGTGAACGTCCATCTCATAGGAGCTATCCGCATGGACATGCTTGCCTTTATTAGGCCACCGCTCTCGAATCTCATCAATGTGCATCAGGTTTGAGTGAATCATCCATCGGCAGGTATCCATGTCCTTAGCGCCTGGATCCCAACTCACTTCAAGCGGGCTCAATACATCGACAACAGGAAGGCCAGATCGCTTACGCTCCTCTTTGGTGACATTTTCCTCGACGGACTCGATACCCTCAAGATACTCCATGGTCTGCTCGACGGTCTCTTCGACGTAATCATCGCCTTGAGTGTCGTCCCACCAGCACTTCAGAAACACAGTGCCGCTAACAGCCATCCACTTCACTGCCTCGTGTATCTTCACCGGCATCTTCAACTCATGCCAGAGATAATCAAGAAGATGCTCGCTCTGCCGTGCAGCCTCTATATCATCGTCATCAAGACTTGCTGGTGAGCACATAAACCCAGGTCGGTTCTCAGTCAGCTTACCTGCTAAAGTCTCAACGGTCGGAAGTATGTAATTGAGGACCATACGAACGCGCCATGCTGGGGGGCTCTCATCCACCAACAGGCGAGTCACCTTGTTATAGCGAGACCACTGGCGGCCAGTGTAAAAAGCCAGTGACAGCCAAGACTTCTCCATGATCGTCTGCTTGGCGCTTTCCGCCAGTGCAAACTGGTCCCTGATATACTTAGCCGACTCCCGTTCTTTATCAGTTGGGGAGTAAGCAGTAGAACTCTGCTTCTTGGAGTATGCGTCACTGATTGGTCCTGAATAACTCATATATTACGCGGAACCACCTGTCCGTAAGTTGGGGCTTGTTGTTGCTGCATCTGCTGGCGTCGGCGCTGTTGCATCATTAGCGCGGCGCGCAGTCGTGGGCTCATGGGCGCGGTTTGCGGTTGAGTCCCCGCTGCCGGCTGCGGTGGCTGCTGAGTCGGTATTGTGGATTGCCCAGCAAGGCCCTGTTTGCGTTGCCGCTCAGCCAGTAATCGCAAAAGGTTCGGATCAATCCCGCCAGACACATAGCCGCCAAACTGATCAATCGACGGTGCCGAGAACTCCTGGCCAATCTGCAAACGAGCTAGCGCCACTACAGACCTGCCCTTGCCTTAGCGGCTCCTGCCAGACTACCACCACCGCCGCCCGGCATTCCGGGTGGTCCCATGGGGGAAGGGCTTCCAGATATCTGCTTCTGTAGCTCTTGGACGATTATCTGCTTCGCGCTGTTTGGTAATTTTGACAGCACCCGAAGTAGGTCATCCAAAGAAGGTCCGCCAGATCCCCCATCGGGACCGCCCATCGGAGGGCCACCCATTGGAGGACCGCCGCCAGGGCCAGAAGGGGGTGGTAATTGAGGTAGTGGCATAAATCCTCCTTAGCCAAACATCTTGTTTTTTATGTTACTAGCAGCAGCTAGACGAATGTTTTCAGTCGGCGCGGATACGGGTGCGCTGCCTGGATCTCCCAACCCACCAGAAGAAGGCGGGGAACTCGTGCCCGGTTGAAATGTTGGTCTAGGTGGCGTGTATTTAGGTGCCTTTTGCGGCCTATCGCCAAACAGATTATCTAAAAGTGAGCCAACAATCGCACCAGCGATTCCAATAGCAGCGACACCAAGAGGACCCAGGGGAGTACCCAATACTGCGGCAGTTGGGACCGCAGCGCTCGCCGCGCCCGCTGTCGCCGGGGCAGCCAATGAGCCACCTAGCCCGGCACCAAGGCCAGACATCCCGATAGCAGTAGACCCTAAGGACCCGCCAGCAGCAAAACTTGGGAGTGTCAGCGCAGGAAGCGACATCGCTGGAATGAAGGCGGCAGACCCGCCCGTCAACATCCCAGAACCAATCGCACTGCCAATAGTCCCACCGGACTTTTCCCAGAAGGTGCCAGGTGGCCTCGGGGGCTGATACCCTACACCAGGTGACTGGTATGATAGTAATGGCGAGTTAAGTACTTGGATGGTCATCGCCGTGCCTCTCTGGATGTTTGACTGTCATGCTCCAGTAATCCTGCTCAAACTTACCCCGATGCTGAGCCTCAAACTCTTGCCAACGATTATCATAGTCTTGGGATAAATCATAAAGTTGACGTCGGCGCTCTCGCATATCTCGATTGTATATATACATGGAGGCAGCTATACACAGTGCGCCAAACGGCAAAAGCATAATGATTATAACTACTTCCACCACACCCCCAAGTGCGGGTCACGGTCGTCGTCGTCAGCTACTATGAACTGAGCAACCGAATTCCGTGACAAGTCCTTCTTTTTCACTGGCTCCGATATTGCCGCATCTTCTAGCAAGGAGTCAACATATATGGCAATGGCCATCGACATAACAGCATCATCGTGCTCACCGGGCATTGCCTCATACCGTCCCTTGGTGGTCTCAATGAAGACCTTGCATTCAGATAGGAACCTTGTTGAGTAGAATGTGTGGGTATCAAGGCGAATGGCCTGCCCAAGCGCGGCGATCATCGCATCGCGCTCACCCTTGGCCTGTGTTCTGAACCCATACCGCTGCGTCCAGTTCACTGAGTTGATGCTTCGCACGTAAATGTTATTGTACCCAAAGTCAAGCAACACCTTTACGACGGCAAGACCTGGGCCGTCAATCTCTGGGACGAGAAGGGCATCGTTGTAAAGAGTCGCAACGTTGTGTGCCTGGTCTGCAACAACATCCGGCGGGGTCCTAGCATAGTATTCGGCAGCCTGAACTCGCTCAGTTCTATCCAACACCTGTATGCAAGAGAAGTCCCCTTCCTCAACCCCATGGGCCGTATCGACGGAAACGATATACTGGTGATCGTCCTCTGGTTCTTTGTATACTTGCCAGTCATCAGGCCCCGGCTTGAGAATACCGTCAACGCCAAACAGACTTCCAGTCCTTACAGCGCCAACAGACCCATTTAGTTGGTCAATGCGCTCCTGAACCTTCGCCTGAGGCAGTGGGCTACGGGCTGAACTGGTGAACGCTATCTGTGGAGAAAGCGGGTATTCCGTGTCAAATCGCGTCAGGTCCCCACTAAACTTGGTCTTCAGCGTTTGGATCGCCCACTTCACCCGCTCTGGTGGCAAGTTGAACTCCATGGCCCTTTTCGCCCATGTATCGTCATAGCCAAGCTCGGTAGCAAGGCGATAGAACAACGCATCGTCCTCAGCCCTGTGCGCGAGCCGCATCCGCTTGTCCAACTGGGTGTTTGTTAGGCTAGGCTCTAGGATATATCGAGCGTGGTCTTGCCATCCAAAGAAGACAGGTCGATAGATATTCCCTTCTTCGTTCTTATAAGCTTGCCAGAACCGAGTATAAAAAGCACCGGACGCTCCATTGGCTGTCGATTCCATGAACACGTAGGTGCCAGGTACATCCGCAACTGCGGCAAGCTGTGCCTGCAGGGCATCTTCGTCAGTCGTAGACCGACGACGTTTATGCCACAACGCAACTTCGGACAGATGTAGAAAATCCCAGGTAGAGCCTCGAGCGGCGTCCGTACTCCCTTGGGTTTGGATTTGGTATCTTGCCCCATGTGCCCACCGTATTGAATTGCCTATCGTCTTGGCCGGCGCTATCAACGGTATAGCCCCAGGCAGGTTCTCCTGATAACGCTTGATGATATGGAAAATCTCTTTAGTTGAATCAGACAAGTGAGCGATGCACATCGCGTTCGCCTGCTTCTTGAACTGACAATGGTGATGACCGAATGCCTTGAAGAAGGTCGTGCCTCCAACCTGCCGGCTCTTTAGGTCAATGATTCTAACAGGTTGGCGCTTCGCCTCTGCATCCTCAATCATACACAGCAACTCTTCCTGCTCTGCATTGAGGGTTAGTGGCGATAGCCGATAGGAGTCACCGACGAGTGTTCGTATCTTCAGACAGTTCTGGAAGTAGAACCGCCGGTCATGCTTACATCTCTCCCAGAACTCATGGAACTGGTATGATTCGTTTGAAATACCGCCCATTAGCTACAGGGGAGATGCCAATGGGCGGCGAAAGGAAGTGCGGAGTTCGCTTAGACGAGAGGAAAGGAGAATCCCCCGTGGGCTAGATCCAGATAAAGAGTAACACATCATTTAACGATGGGCACACTTTTTGACTTTTTCGGATTCTTTCGCTTCACCTTCTTGCCCCTAATCACTTGTTGGATGTCCTTCTTCTTCATTCCCGTATGCTCCACTATATCATCATAACTCAAACCCGCCTGATATAACGCAACCGCCGATGACTCACTAGCAGACACCGATGTGAACTCAGCCTTGGCCTGCACCACTTGAAGCCGGGTCTCCAATGAACTCTCAGCAGCAAAGGGATCCCAAACCATCTCAGGCTCCTGACTCTCAACAACCTTCTCCATAAAACGACCGATGCCATCCTTCGCCTTGATATAAGCATTCACAGCGCGAAGGTTCTCGTGCAGTTGTATGAAGTCGTCGGCTGCCACCACCACTGCGTTTTTGAGTAGCGAGTGCGCGCCCTGCGCAGCATCTTGGTAGTATGCTGCAATATCTTGCGGGTTGTCGGTCTGTGTT